TTACTCAGCAGCAATATCCCAGCTAATTCCATTGAAATTATACAATACACTATCACTACCTGGCGGAATATTCACAGGATTCAACACCCGTAAATTTGCCACTCTGGGGGGCGGTGAAGTAAGGTTTAGTGGCTGAATAGTTAAAGGCCAGGGCGTGTAGCTTGTTGGTGTTGAACCGTTGAGATAAACTCTGAGCGCCATATATGGCAATAACCCACTCTGTGCTAATTGCAAAGCTAATATACCTGCAATCAAGCTATCTACAGCCGGAGCAGTGCCCAGGTACCCAAAACCATGACAATAAGGCGTCAGCTCCGCAGGAAGCTGAAACATCACATTGCCATGTGTGGTGTTGCTGGTAGTGCTCAGAATGCCATACAACGACACTCTGCCATGTGCCTTAACGTATGTGATCACGCCCGTCCAGCCGTTGGCGCCGTTGATAGTGCCGATGTCACCGCGTTGCCTCCGGTCAAGCATTGCACGAACATTCTCCTTTGTGCTATATGCAACCGTCGATGAAGTAGTTCTGACCTTGGCTTGTCTGCGTAAATGAATATTCTTAATGCTGAAATCCTTATACTCTACCGGTGAAGGGGCAACTGCTGTTTGATCTATGTACCAATATAGTGGATCATTGATGTTACTGTAACTCAATGTGTGAGCCGGAACATAACAGATCTCTCCCTCGTACACCATATAGCCCTCAGCAATAGACCATACACCAGCCGAAGGATTAGTTTTTTCACACCCAGCTATGATAAAGGATGGCAACAATGTCGTTAATGCAGGATCACGAAGCAAATTAACTGCCGCCTTAAACGAATCGCGCCACGCATCCTGTAGGAAGCTGAAATCATCTAATGTTAAAGGGTGGCCACCTGTCTGACCAAAATCTAATCTGTTCATATCAAAAGAAATTACCGTTGAAGTATCTGTATGCGGCCTGCTTTCCAGCAAGTTTGTAGCGACGCACCACCGCTTTTATTCTCTGTTCCTCCTCAGTTGATAGCAACTCATCCGGAACCCAAACTATAAAATCATAGCCCACACTTATCGACTCCTCAGCCCCAAATATGTAAACTGGTGGAGCCTCACCACTTTGGTGAATATGTTCAGCATCCTGATTCTCTGATGTTTGAAATACATATAACTGAGCCAGTCTGTCATCAATAGTTTCAATATAAATCTCACGGCCAGAGGGATGAAATATATCGTTCAACAACGCTTCCAGTATTATCACCTGGCCATTGTACCTGAGCCGCTTGATGAGCTCAGCCCTGTATGTCACAAATACAGCATTTAGCGTTGATATTGGGGACAAAAGCACTCTTACCCACTCCAGGTGGCTCATCTTAGCTACCACAGGCGTCAGCAACTGTTGTGCAAGTTTCTCTGTGTCAATTATCCAACTCATTCAGGTATATATTCAATGACAGTATCTGTCGAAAAATCATTGCCTATGCCTGCAAGCGCATAATAGCCACTCACAGGTGAATAATTGCGAACCACCTCACTCCACGAACTGCTGCCATTGGGCTTTGCTTGTAGATTTAACACTTCTACGTCTATCACTTCCGTCATTGATTGAAGAGCATCTACAAGGGCATTTCTGTTCAACAATCCGTCAAATGGAATAGCTTTTAAATAAGCTTTTAAAGATGTTTCAATCGCCTCTTCAACCTGAGTTAATGGCAGTACTCCGTCATAAAATATTCTCAGATTGGCTTTCACATCATCAGCATCGCGACTTATTACATCCATGGCTACTCCAGCGAATCTTAGTCGGTGCATGTAGTATTCAAACGCTGTCAGTTCCTCATTGCTCAATGGTTCAAGATCATCACCGTCTGCTTTGGCTACCTTAACTCGAACACCGTTAAAGGTGCTTCCAAATACCTCCTGAACGCTCACCTGAGCTATAATTCTGGATGCCAGAGCACTATCGCTTGTCGTATCTAAATAGAAATACCGGTAACTTGCCAAATCAAAAACAAGATTAAACCCCAATTGAAATTCCTTTGCGCGGTCGGCATACCATCTGAGTGAACCGGGTATAGCTCGCGCTGCTATATCTTCCACTTCTGATTTAAAGGCATCCCAAAGCTGCTCGTGCACATGCATGGCCGCTGCCACTATCCACAACCACATACGCCAAAGCGCTGTGCGGCTGGTGCTAGTAAGCCCGCTCAGCTCTGCCCTGGTCTCTTTGTCTGCCACAAGTGCATCGTATATTATTTGAATAGTTCTGGCCATTACAGAAGAGTTATGAGTGAAAAATCATTAGAGTATGCGCCGGCAAACTCATTATCTGGTTCAGCATTTTCATAGGCAATAACGAACCCACATTGCAAAGCGTGAAGTGCGATATTAGGACTAAGATATTTTAATGAATTAATTGATTTTAGGTATCCCGGATGATTCTCATCCAAAATTGCAATCCTAAATACGGAAAGTAATTTTGCAAATTGATAAGGTGGGTTTGTCCCTTCAATAGAAACCCCCAATGTGCCTTTCAGCAGAAACTTCCTAATAGGCTGAGAGCTGATATAGCAATTGCCTCCTATCACATTGGTTACTTGCCCTATAATAGGCAGTTCACAAAATGCCGGGATATATTCACCCGGTATAAGCTCGGGATCTTCAAAGTATGCCTGCAAAGTGGCGAGTTCTCCGCCGGGCAGGTTATACTCCACCGCCTCTGTTACTGCCGGGAAATAAATCGCTGCCTTGATACTATTGGAACTTTTGAAGGTTGTGTTTTCAAAAACCACTGGCAAGGTTCTCGCTATACCTGCAATCATCTCCGTGGATGTAAGGGGCAGATATACTATTGTTACAGTATCACCCATATACATAAACATCTTGGAGTGATAATCAGTTTGGCTGAACCAGAAGGCCAAAGCATCATCAGCATCAGCCTGCACCTCATACCCAGCAGTAGTTATTTTCACTCCTTTCACGGCCAGATAGCCCAGCCAAGCACTGTTGACAACGGATGTCCAAGACGTGACCAGCTTTGTTACCACAATATCAGCATCACTGCCGATGGTGGCGGTTGTCCAATAGTCGGCAGCATTGGTATCATCTTTTTTCAATAGCACTTTAGCGTTCAGGAACACCTCATTCCCGGTCACACTCACTTCGTGGAAGGGATGCATTAAAGAACGATCACCGCTTAAAGATGCGCTGATAAAGTCTTCTATTACATCCTTCAGGTTCGATGCCGTGGCACTTTCATCTATTCCAATTGCAAAATGATTAGCTGCACTTGGACTGGCTTTCGCAATGAATATGAAGCTTTGACGTGTCTCATCATCAGCTATGGTGCTGATCGTTACCTGATCGTCTTCATCAATACCCGAGCCTACAGCGATTCTAATCCTTGGATATTGAGGAGCGTAATATGTCACTGCAGGCTTTGAAATAATCTCTACTATCGCAGGAGTATCTACCTCTGGAATAAACTCCGGTAGCTGCGCCTTGCCATCCTTCAGCACCACCAGCTTGCCCACATCGCCCGATGTCAGTGCTTCAGTCGGGAATATCATGTCATTGGCAGCTCCTCCCAGGTCAGGAAGTTGACTGAGTGGCACTTTGCCATCTGAACCTAGTGAGGCCACACCATTGGCTACACCACGGGCAGCAGTAGCTATTTTACCGGCCAAAGCATCTACCAGCCCTGTAATACTGCTTATGCCATGTGTATGGCTCAGAGGAGCTTTGCCATTTACTGCCGTCTCTATAGCAGTCCAGTTCTGATCTCCTTCTGCATGTGTGAGCTTTCTGCCCAGTACAAGTCTTTTCAATAAATTCAGTGCCATAGGGGTTATATGTAATCGTCTTCAAAATAATCGTCCTCAAAGTAGCCGTCAGTATCTTCCGGCAGTTGACTCACAGCTACCGCAACTACCACAGAATAATCTCTGAATGCCCTCAGCACCTTTTTGTCAGCTTCCGCATCAGGCAACAACAACAGCGTGCCCGGTGGCGGTGAGGCTGTTACAGCCAGCTTATTCAAAGCCGCGAGCTCGCCCAATGGCTCCAGCGTGCCGAAAGCCATCATGCACACATCTGCCAGACATTGTCCTTGCTGTACTACTCTACTGTTCATAGGCTGCATCCAGAATTAATTGTCCGTCAATATCAGATTTAACCGAGTTTACTTTCATTCCATCTATGAAGCATTGGCGGCTGATTTCTCTCATTAATCCATTCTTATCATTCCCAAGCAAATACGATGATGCTCCTACGCCTGCATCTCCAAACTGTCTGATGGTGCCTTTCTCTGCCAGTATCAAAATGCCCTGGTGTTGCCCGGTAGACTCATCTACCAGCAAATCTCCGTTTTTTACGGCCAGATCTCCTTCGTTGGTTAGTATGTGATCATATGTCGCCATCCGTCTTGGTTCTTGATTCTAATGTTTCACTTTATCATTAGCCAAATCATTGTAATTGGTCTGAGGTGTAATCAACTGAGAGCCTCCGGGATCAGCTGTTGTTACTGCAGGACCCGATCCACCAACATATGCATGCTGATGAGTACTGACCTTCTGTTCTAATCGGTTAATTTTCTCAATCAGCGCATCAATCTTAACCATACCTTTCAGGTCGCCGCCATTGAAAACAATGCCATCTTCGGTAAACTCCATCGTTATATCTCCGATTTTCCATTGAATTTTTACTAGTTCATTGCAATTCAACAGGCAATAGCGTTTAGTATTGGCTATTCTGCCCACTACAACAATAGAACCCTCAGCAGGCTCTAAAATCACACCATCATTTCCGTTGGGTGATGCTTGCAGGCAGATGTCAAATCTTTGGCGACCATCCAGCAAATCCAGATCTATGGTCTGGTGCTCGGCATCATATGACAACACCTTACCCGAAAGAATCCATTCTCCCGGATCTGCCAATGCGGCCAATGCTTTTCTTATCTGTTCATCGCGCTTGCTCATCGCTGTCTGCTCACTGTTTTGCCTATCTCCAACACTCGCCTGGCACCACCAGTGCCAAAGGTCACCTCTGAGGTCTCTATGATATACTTGCCAGATCGTTCAGGGTAATTCTCGTCTTCAATTTCTGCCGCATCACCGGCTACTGCAAAGGGCTGTAGGAATGTGGTTATTTTGCCTTCATACCCATCGTAACTCAACTCCTTCAGGTCGCCTTCTGCTTCCAATCTCAGGTTCTTCTTGATTTCATTATCATCTTTACCCGATATATTGGTGTAATACTGCGTTCGTTCTATGCCCGATCCATTTCCAACTGTAACCACAATTCTTTCATTATCCGGCTTGATGTAAATAGCTTTTATCCTCGCCTTCACATCCTGCTCCCTGCGATACTTCAGCTGATTGTCCTTTATCACATTCCAGCCCAGCCTGTACTTTACCGTATCATATACTTCTGTGTATTGTAAACCACCATACAGCTCATTGTCTCTGAAATAAATGGCAAACCCATCTTTCTTCAGCTCCTCCAGAATTTCAGTGCCGGTACGTCCATCACAGTAAAACACACCCAATGGTGCATCAGGCATATTGCGCGAAAGCTGTATATCAGGCAGTTCTGCAATCAGATATTCAAAAAGCTGCTTCAGGCTTACCTCTCTGAAAGCTTTCTTGTACGTTTTGAACTTCAGTAAATGGAACATGCCCTCTACCTCAATCTCGCATGGAGTGGCCACGTTTACACGGGCAACATATCCCCTGAATTCTTGCCTTAAATCGCCATTGTACCCCAGCTTAATCAATACCGGCATGTGTGCCTGAATAGCTTTGGCGGTTTCAACTGTTTCTGTTAAAATGCCGTTCTGCCTTAACCGGGCTGATGCCGGTATTTTTATCGATGCAGTATCCAGATAATTATGCAGACTTCGTCTCACCTTCACCTCGTGTACCGATTTGAAGTTGAAAGGACCTATAGTTATATCACATCCTAATACAAACATTTCTCTTTTTCAGCTTCGGTCGTTGAGCGTAGTCGAAACGCCGAAGCGCTGCGGTCTATATTATTAATTCAAAAATCACATCGCTTTCCAGCTCACACTTCCAATTCCGCACATTAGTTACACCACGCATTTCAGGAAAAGTGAGATCGCGCATAATCACCTTATCATCAGCCAGTAAAAAGTAATCGCTCAATGCCGATCGAAGGGTTATGGCCTCATTCTTTTCATATATCTGTACCAGCTGATCTATCTGTGTATCAGGAAAATGACCATTCTCACCGATGAAGAATCCATTCAGCGAAATCTTCAGGTCGTCAAAAGAAATCAATTCCTTCACCGCCCCTTTCCTGGCTACCATCTGAGTGCTTACAATATGCTTTCGGCTGCTCACCGACATTACACAATGCTGCAAGTGAATACCATCGAGTATAACAGGGAGGAAATAAGGCTTTCCATTCACCAATCTTACCAGTTCGCCATTCTGCCGAGCGGTTGTCTGTGGCTGCTCCGATACCGGTTGCACTTCAAATGGCTGCACCTTGAATCCATAAATCGATTCAATCCATTCCTCTAAATTATACCTGCGCACACTCATTGCTGTAACATTGCCCCTGAGTTCAACACCCGCAGGAAGGTTTCAGTTATTTTTCGATCCAGTTCATCCAACGCCTCATTGGCTGTAGCCGAATAGATATTGATATTGTCCTGGAATTTGCCAATATTAACGACGATGCTTCTCGCACCGGCTTGAGCGGTTCTGCCAGCCTTGTCATCGGCAGACGCTACTCCACCGGCAAAGTCATTCAGATTCAAGTCTCCGCTTTCTTCAACCGAAGTAGATCCATACAGCGTTTTAAAAGTAGATTTGGCGACTCCCCAGCCTTCACTTCGTTGTTTATTAAGTTCTGCAAGGCGATTGGTGTGCTTTTTCTCCAGTGCTTTCATAGCCAGATCGCCTTCGCTGCCCTCTCCGGCAGTAAACAGTCCCTTCATGGCTTCAATACCTTTGCCGTACTGAAATGTCTGGAAATACATGAGTGCCTTCAGAAACTGACCTGGTTTATCAATCACATTGCCGAAAAAGGTTTTCACTTTCAGCCATGTCTTTTCCAAAGCATAGCTGATGTGCTCACCCATGATCTGGAAGGTGGTTTTAACTGCCGTTCCAAAGCCAATTAAACCTGTTTTCAAGCCCTCTACACCAATCTTTGTCTGCTTTGCTCTTTCATACAAATTCCACAACAGGCCGACAACCACAAGTATGGCACCCACGCCCGTGGATATCAGGGCCGCTTTTAAAGTGAAAAGTTGACCAGTAAACAATTTAGTAGCAAATGTTGCAATATTCTGAGCATTGCTATACACCAACCATCCAAGACCAACCGTTACAATCACTTCTTTGTATTCCAGCAATTTGGTGCTGAAACTCATTAAAGCACTTAATGGGTCCACCAACATCATCAGCAAGCTTTTGCCAGCTTCAGTGGCATTATCCTTCAGCGTTGATAAGCGTCCGCCGAGAGTTTGACTCATGCGCTCTGTCATGCCATAAAATAACCCGCCTTCGCTTGTGGCCGACTGAAAGGCCATCGCCACGTCTCTAGCACTTATGCCGCCCTTCGACATTTCTTCTTTCAATTGCGCCATACTTTTCCCCGTGGTTTTACTCAACTCATTGAGCGGGTTAAACCCGGCGTTTACAAACTGCAGAAAATCCTGCCCTTGCAGCTTGCCTGTGCTCATTACTTGGCTATATGCCAGGCTTAGTGAGTTAAGTTTATTTGCATCTCCCATGGCCACGTCGCCAATCATCTTTAATGACGGAATGATATTATCATTACTGATGCCAAACGACTTCATCATAGTAGCGCCTCCAATCAGATCTCCTTGAGAATATGGAGTGGCTGCTGCAAAACCCTTCAAATTACTCAACATTTTTTGCCCGGCCTCTTTACTCCCCGTCAACACCTCTAGCGACACCGCGTTCATCTCATCCTTAATAATGCCGCCAATCAGTGCGCCCGCACCCAGTCCTGCACCTGCCACCATGGCCAAACCGCCACCGGGCAACATGCCACCAATTCCGCCACCACTACTCGGGCGTTGCAATCGGTTCAGGCGCTGTTCCACTTTGTCAATCTCTCTGTCAAGCGCTGCTATTTGTCGCCTGTCAATAGACACTTCTCGCATCCTGGTCAGCTCATTCAGCCTCGCATTCAGCTGATTGATACTCTGGGGCAGCATATTCAACCTCGACTGAGTAGTGCTGACCGATTGAGCCAGCCTGCCAAATGCCTGTGTACCTGCCGACTGAATACGACCAAACCCGGCTGATGCCAGGTCTTTTACTTTTACCAAATATTCAGTAGTTGTACTCATAATTTGTCTTGGCTCTTGACTCTTGGTTCTTACCTATTCCCTTCCCTTTCGCGTATGTCTTGTAATTGTGCAAATGTTTCCGCCCATTGTTCATCGGTCAGCGTGGACGGATCTACGTGCATGTAGTACCGGAGCATCGAGTCTATGTAACTGATCGGGTTATCTTCAATGCGCCCCTTCGCTGACGACACTACTTTAGCACTTCTGCCGTCTTAGTACTGATCAGGCTGTTGGCCAGTGGTGCTATGCCAATGAAGTATTCATCATCATCCAGCAATTCGCGGTCACCTTCCAGGTAACACGTTTGTAAAACCGCCTCATAGGCTGCCAGCGGATCATTTTGCAACAGCGTCATGGCATAGCTTACCTCCCTGCGGTTAGGCTTACGGAAATACGCCACTTTTTTATCGGCTTCAATGTGGATAGCCACTACCTTTTCTTTGCGCTGTTTTTCAAGCTCGGCCTTTTTGGCGGCCACCTCTTCTAAGAATTT